TATAGTTTCTCTTTTACTTTGATACCACAGATTTCATCAATATAAACCCAAGGAAAGTTACCCTGAAGTTTAATTTCAATTCCAAGTTTTTTTAGTCTTTCCACAAATACCTTGATCTTATCACCAGTCAATTTTGTAGGGTCATCTTCTCTTTCCATATAAGTTCCAAATTTAGTTTCTATCTTTTTTGCTGCCATAACATTCTAATTTTTTATCTGTAATATTCCACAAATCTTTCACCCCTTCTGTCATATGACAATTATGTCTTTTACCAGTCCTAAGACCAAAATCAACAATCATATCGTTGTGACGATTACGGATAGAGTGGGGACACTCTTTACAAGGTTTTTTCATTTCAACTTTGAATCAATAAGTTCTTTCGCATCCTTCAACTTTTCAAAGTTATATTTAACACCATCAAAGGTTACTTCATATGAATACCACTTGGTGAACTTACTATCACCACTTTGAAATGTTCGTGGGTCTCTTTTTCGGAAAACATCCTTCATCTTGGATCCTTCATACTTGACGATCTCAATACCACGATATTCTCTTTTAGTTTCTTTAGTTGTCCACATGGAACAAATATAAGAAAACTTTTCTATTAAAACAAAATTATTTTTTAATTGGTAGAGTTCCTACAACCTGAATTGATACGGTCGTAATTCCTGATCTAATGAAATTGAGTTGCTTTGCCGCACCATAAGATAGATCAATAAGATGTCTTGACGATTTAGGTAATCGGTCATTTACTTTAACATATCTGATGGAATCATTTTTGAGGTTTACTACCTTAACTAATGTCCCAAACTTATATGTTTTATGGGCTGCGGTTAAACTATCTCTGTGAAATCTTTCTCCTGATGATGTTAATCTACCGGTGTAGTTCTGACCGTAATATGATGCGGTACCTTTTTGAGTTTCATTAGTTGTTAATGAACATAAAAGTATAATAAGTGATATCATTATTTGTCTCATATTATTAATATAATAAAAAAGACAAACTAAATAAAGGTAGGAATTAGAACTTATACTTGGTGCTGATTTTTATCTTACCTTCTTTTTGTTCTTTGACTTTTTGATAGAGTTCCCAATTTTTGATCGACTCTTCAACAGGTTGTTGATCGTCTTTTGCCATTGCATATAATTTAGAAATTTTCTTTATCATTTTGTTTGCGATGTATTGGAAGTTTTCTATTTCATCCTCAAAAAATTTGGTTGGGTTCTTTTCGTATTTCATCACATAGGATAAAAACTTACTTCTAACTTCATCTGTTTTTTCTAATTTTTTCACATCCTTTTCTAAATGGCTAGGTAGAAGTCCAAGTTGTCCTCCGAATTTTAACATATCATCCATATGATGTTGTGTCATTCTAACAAAAATCTCCATTCTATTATTAACTAAATCAATGTAAGCGACTTCCAATACTCTATTAATTTTATCATCTAAAGTCATTTCAGATGGATCTTCACCTATATGTTCAATAAGAGCATCTAACCTATCTTCATCCTCTTTTAACCCATTAATAAAATCCTCAAATGTGAATTTTTTAATTTCCACCAACTCTCTGAATACTCTATTGTTTTGTAAGAAATCCAAAAATTGTGATTTTGTAACGTTTTTACTTCTCATTGAAGATGCAACCTCAACGGGTCTAACAAGGTTTTCAATACCGTGGATATAATACATATACCTAAAGAAAACTCTATCTAATACTGGTATTCCAAAATTACCTCTTCTTTGAGTTGCTTGATATGTCGCATCAGGTCCCATCAAAGAATATTTTTTTGATTGTTTATCGTACTTGTGTTTTATCTCATGAGCTAAAGACGCTATTTGACCATCTCTATCTTCTTCCATTTTTTGGATAAGACCTGAAGGTTCCCAATTTTCACCAACCGCAAATGTTATTGTTAATTCCAAAGTTGTTGATGGTTCAGTTTCTTTCATGTAGACATCCCTATTAAACGAAAAACCTCCTGACATTCCCATTGAAATAATGTCTATCACTCCATCTCCGTGACCTTCTACCTTTTCTATTTCCACTTTAAGTTCGTAAGAATCAATCGTTATTATTTTCTTATCACCTAATTTTAATTCTATTTCACCATCAAATTCATATTCATCTTCAATACTATCTATTGATTTGATGTCATTTTCAACAATTTCATATAACATTTCAGCGGCATCCAAGATAAAATCGGGAACTCCTAACGCTTCAGTTATTAATCTTAATTGGTTTTCAGTGATAAGAATATTTTTCATACTAATAAATATGTTGGAGTTGTAATTTAACCTACAACCCCAACTAAATCATCCATGTGGTGATCATTACTCAAATCGGATCCAATCTCACGACGATCCATCATATGAACAATCTCCGTGATTTTGTATGGTTGCATGTTATTACCATCCATACCAACATCTAATCGTTTTCCGTTACCCCACTTGTTTTGAACGGATAAGTGAACGTGTCCGTGAAGATGGATAACACCTTTATTAAGACCATGCCAACTCTGTAGTGGATAATGACATAAGACAAAGTTCTCATCCTCTATGTTCACCTCCAAATAATTTTGAACTGACATGAATCGGTCTTTAATAAATGATCTGTCATTTTTAATGTGGTGATCATGGTTACCTAAAACCAAGTAGATGTTTTTACAGATCAAACGATCTAAAAATTGTTCTAACCTATCAAACCCACCAAACGCAACATCACCCAAGTGAATCAAGGTATCGTCCTGACCAACCTTTGAGTTGATATTGTTTATGATCGCAGAATCCATTTCATCAAGATCTCGGAAATCTCGTGTTGAGCTTACTGGTATTTTACCTTCTTGTGTACGCCAATTTGTAACCCCTCGACAAATATTTTTGTGGTGGTAGTGAGTATCGGATGTTATCCACACCGTACCACTTGTCATTAATTTATCAAATTTCATTATAATTTTATTTCAAAACGCTCACGCATTTTAGTTAATACTTCGTCAGGAACTTCATGTTGGTTTACCCCTCCATGTCTATTTTCAACAATGGTTGAAAAGACTTTATACTCATGTGTCTTCGCCAATTCAAGGTAAGGTTCCATCTCCCACTCTTGTGTAAATGTGTTTGACACAACAATTTTTTCTCTACCTACCATCATATCAGTTTTAACTTTATTCTGACACCAATTGTGAGCTTCCTTTATTTTGGTTCCATCAAATTTATATTCACCATCAACCATAAAGAAGTTGTCTGTTTCATGATGTGACCCACCCAAAGTTTTTGCAAATGTAGATTTGCCACTTCCCGGTATTCCTCTAACCAGATATAACATTTTTTCCATAGTACAAAGGTAAGAAAAAAAACGGCATAAAAAAAGGGAGATCAAAAATCTCCCTTTAACTAATTAATATTTTTTTATATACTAATACCTAAATACGTTTTAATCGCACTTCTAGTTTTTGGTCCCGAAACACCATCAACTCCCAATCCAGCATTAAAACATTTATTTAATCTACTTTGGATGTCGCTAACTTCACTTCTTGATTGTTCTGTCAATATAGCACTTTCAACCATATGATCTTTGATTTTCGCATATTGTTCTTCTGTTACTTGTATCTTTTTCATCTTAATTATTTTTATTTTTTTTATTTTAGTTCATCATAAACTTTATCCGTCACAGTAATTACTTGTTTTTCTTCGGAACCTTGCCCAAATGGATTAATTACATCTGTATCTTCAGGTGTGTTAGTATCTCCACCACCACCTCCACCTTTACATTTTTGATTTATCGCAGCAAGTATGGTATTGTAGTCGAAAGGATAGGTAACTCTTCTACCTCCGCCGCCTCCGCCGCCACCGTCGTCTCCGCCGTCTTCTCCGCCGCCTCCGCCGCCAATGTATTTAGCGAAAAATAAATTTTGTTTTGTTTCAGGGCAGAATTTGTATGCTCTTTTTCTTGTTTTATCGTTTGCTAACTCCCTATATCTTTCTACCGTTATCTTCTTATAACCATTATCTACATAATAATTTATAATATTAGCACATTTACCTTTAACTTTACCACCACCATCTTCTTTTTTAGTTTTTTTCGCCAACTCAGATAGTGGAAGCCAAACAAAATCTCTCCATTCTGTGTCCATATCAATATCACCATCTATGGCGTTATACCAATTTTCATTATATCTTTGACTATAGATACGAATCATAGCACAGATATCAGGAATTGTTTTTAATGATCTTAAATCTCTTGCAATTAATACTTCTTCAGTTCTACCAAAACCTTCAACGTGACCTCTAATATTGTCCGCAATATCATTCAATTTACTCACTGAATTAACAGGTTTTCCTAAATTGTTTCTCTGCGCTTTACAAAACTTAACTAATTTCAATACTCTTTCGGAATAACCTCCTCCAGTTGTCATCCAACCAGCTAAAGCTCCGACACCGGCACCAATAATAGACCCTGGAACAGCACCAATACCACCAAAAATAGCACCAATACCTGCACCTGTTGCGGCACCTGCGGCAGTACCAGCCATAATTCTACCTGTAGATTGTCCAACGTCCTGACCATCGTTTTCGTCAAGATTATCAACTTGTTCTCTTTCTTCTTGGATTTTTTTCTTATGTAATGAGAGAATTCTTTTAGATTCTTCTTCAGTTAATACAAATTTGTTTCTCATATTATATTTTTCTTAATAAATATAAGGAAAATAAAAAAAGGTGAGATTTCTCTCACCTTAATTTTAGGTCCGACATTGAATGTCGTCTACTCCACCACTTTGTTTTGATAGAACAAAGAAACTATATTTTTGTTATCCAAAGTTTAACTTTACGACTTGAGTTAAATATATCAAAAAAATCCAAGCCGTCAACCTTTCCTGACACAATATTATAATTAAACAAACTCCCACCAATATTACCCCAAGCTGTGTCATACATAGTCAACTTATACGATGTTGGTGTAAGACCAAGATTGTACTTACTCGGAACTCCATTGAAGGTGTAGTCGTCAACATCAATGAACACCAAAGTGTCTGATCGGTTCTCATACATCATATCCGTGTTTAACACCTTTGTTACTACCCAAGTTTGACCAACAAATGATAATGTACTATCAACAGGTTGAGGATTGGTTATGATTGGTTGTGGTGCGATTGGTTGTTGAGGTTTAGGTTCTTGTTTAACACAAGAACTCAAAGCGACGAGGGCTAAAATACTTACAAATAATTTCATCATACTAAAGTTTCAATTTTGTTTCTAACTTGTTCTACTACGTTGATCTCACTAACATTAGTCAAGATAACAGATTCCTTTAAGATTTTGTTTGGGATGTGAACCAAGAATGTATTACCATCAAAGTAAGAAAGGTCTTCACCCAAGTTCAATGCCCCGTCCACCATCTTCAAGAAGATCTTGAACTGAATTGGATCAACAAAAGATTCGGTAAGTAATGCCCCGAACTTTTCATTTATAATTCTAATCGTGTGGTTGAAGGTTGTCTTTATCATCTGTGATTTATTTCTACAAAGATAAGAAAACTTTCAATTTGAAAAAACTATTTCAGAATTTTTTTGATAATATTTCTTAATTCTTCAGTTCTTTTTTGTTTTGGTAGATCTTCCTTCTTGAAGTATTTACATGAGGTATGTTCTTTCCCATGTGACGCTTTATCTAAATCAGGTTCTTCTTTGTCTTTGGTTTCCTGTAGAAACACAAACATCATACCCATCTTTGATCCCTCATCATTCTTTGTGTCAATCATTCCAACCAAATCCAAATCGGTTGATAGTTTAATATTTGTCTCTTCAAATACTTCTCTGATCGCAGCTTGACCCGGTGATTCACCACTTTCAATACCACCAGCAGGTATAGACCAATGGTTTGGTAATGACTCTTCAGGTGATCGTTTACATAATAAAACCTCATCACCATGTTTAATTATTACACCAGCACTCTTTCTAAACTTTCTCATAGATATTTATAAATATGAAAGTAAAAATAAATGATAGCCTTTTTAATGTTAAAACTGTAATAACATCCAAAGACACCCAAAATGGTATGATGGGTAAAAAGTTCGATAAAACTTTTGATGGTATGTTATTTTTAATGAAAAATGAACCACACTCCTTTTGGATGAAAAATTGTGTAGTTCATTTGGATATCATTTTTATCGATGGTGATCAGATCACAAAGATCCATCACAACTGTAAACCTTGTTTCTCAGATAAATGTGAAAATTATGAGGGTAATGGTGATATGATCTTAGAATTACCAGGTGGTGATTGTAGAAAATACAATATTAAAGAGGGTGATGTTATTGATATTGTATCTTAACTTGTTTTTTCTCATCAACAAACGCTTGTACCCTACCTCTTGCAACGTCAGCATAATTTGGTGAAAGTTCTATCCCTAACCAACGTCTATCTAATATTTCCGCAGCAACCAAACTAGTTCCTGAACCCGCAAATGGGTCTAACACTACATCGTTTTTATAGGACAATATCTTAATCGCTTTGGTTGGTATGTCCATCGAGAAAGTTGCCTTGGTGAGTGATTTAGTATCTGCAAAGTAATTCCACTGACCAAACACAAGTTCCATAAATTCTTTCTTATCATTCTCGTCATAGACCATTTTGTTCCTTTTCGAACCATCTTCATTTTCAATTTCAGTTAATTCTCCAGCCCATTGTGGTTGACCTTTGATTTTTTTGATGTGTTGTTTTTTGTATGCCAATATAACACATTCTTTTGGGTTATAAATATACGGACTTGATGGGCTCATCCAAGAACCCCAAGCTGTTGTCTTACTTCTATGTGGTGATTGTTCTTCTAAATCCACAATACCAAAGAACCCAAATCCAATTTGTTTCATGATCTGCCACATCTCCGATACGAAGAAAATACGACCACCTTTTTTCTGTCTGTTAATCTCATAAGGAATGTTAAGTGCAATCCTCCCATCATCCTTTAATAATCTATACGCTTCACTTAACCAATTTTTGGCAAACTCCACATACTCGTTGAACTCAACGTCATCTTCGTGAACATCGTAAGCAATCCCAACTCCGTAGGGTGGAGACGTTACGATTAAATCCACAGATCCTTCAGGTAATGTTTTCATTACCTCAACACAATCTCCGTTAATAATTTTTCCTGTTTCTATCATCTTCTTATTTTATACTCTCTAATAAATCCCAAACTTCATTTGAAAACTCTTCATAAAGGTCTCCATCCTCATCATCTGATAAATCAACAATTTCTTCATCTAAACAAAAATCCACAATTATTTCGTGTATTTCACCTAGTGTTTGTTCATCGTTTTTTAACCCCTCGTATTGATTTAGGATCTGATTTTTTTGTTCTTCTGTTAATTTCATTTTAATAATTTTTAGGCCAACCCAATCTTCGACTTTCTTGGGCTTTAAGTTCTCCCTTCATTTGTTCCCACCTACCTTTTGATGTTGGTTTTAATGATTCAGGAATTTCATCCCATTCACGGTTCATTTTAACCTCAATCTCCAAGTGAGCCAATCTTTCTTCTAATTGTCTTTCTCGTTTGTCCATATTTCATTTTTAAATTCCTGCTGTTAAATGATAATAGTATCCTTTACTGGATGTATCACCAAATGATTTATATAAATTATATTCATTTTCGTCGTATAAGATTCCACTTACAACTTCAACACGACAACCAATGTCATCCACTTTGAATCTTAATTTATCAATGTTAAATTCCTCCTCTAATGGTATGTCATAAACAAGGTGTTCTCCCTTGCAATAGTCTTCTATAATAAGATAAGCGACCTCACCACAATATTGTTCTTCATAATCACTTCTATCACTATCAAGATCCTCACTCTCATAAACAACATTACCTTCCTCATCCTTAACTCTCACAAAGAATGCATCAGGATATGGTCCCATAATAGATTCGTTAGGTGAATCAAAAAAAGTATCAACACCTAATATCTCACATATTTGATCGTGATCTAACTCATCCTGTTCAACCCCACCGTCTCGTAGAGTTTCATATTGTTCCGTGTTTAATTGGAAGGGGTAAACCTCAGCTCCTTTACCTCCTATTGTAATTTTATAGTATTTCATTTTGCAATATAATTTACGATTAAACTAGTAACTAACACTATTAATAACACTGATCCGAACCAAGCAAGTAATTTAATTGACATATAGGTTCGTTCAATATGTTCTTTTGACCTACCTTGATTTTCATCTGGATTCCATTCTTCTTCCATAATTAAATTATTTTAGTGATTAATTGTGCCAACTTATATCCCGTAAATGCCCCAATCGCTGCGGAGCCAGGAAGAACAATAAACTTACCCAACATGGTTTCGTATTTCTTCCTGTTAACAATATACGAGATTAAAATGTAATAAACAATATAGTTAATCAAAACTAAAAAGTCCAGTTCTTTTGCTGCAAATACAACAATAGAGTTCCCCAAAAACCCCCACATAAAGTTAATGAGGGTTTCACGGATCAATTCATTTGGTGTTGTGATCGCATCTAATACTATTATCTCAGTATCAAGACCTGTCTTTTTCGATTGTTTTGATGTGGTGTTCGAGGTACCAGAGGGCTTTTCTGAGATCCTCGAGTTCCTTGTCTTTTCCTTTTTTTCCTGCACGACTTATATATTTTACTGTGTTTCCTAAACTAAAACCTAATTCCCAAGCATCAATTACTTTGATTGCTTCGTAAGGGTTATTTTCTCCACCATAATGTTGGGGGTGATTAACTTGTTCTACTTTTGGTGTGGGACACTGACAAGGTCCTGTTCCACCACATACACATTCTTTATCCATTGGTTGAATAATTTTTAGCATTCATTAATGCGTTTTTTAATGCTTCGGGTATTGTACCCGTATTACTTGTATTGATATTTTCAGGTTGTGTTCCTGGTTTTATATTAGTTTTAGATTCCATAATTTCATTATCTAACTCGTAATCATCATCATCCCGATATTCTTTCAATAATTCTTCATCAGACATTGTTCCGTATTTTCCGGTGAGACCATCCATATCAACAAATGAGGTCATCATAGTTTTTGTATCATAAAGAAGTTGAGCAACGTATAGTGAGTTAACCATTTCACGAATAATCTTGTATGGATCCGCATTTGATCCAGGTCTACGATCTTCAACATATCCTTTCCATTCTTTTGCAGTATCCTGAGGAACTCTAATTGATGCTCCACGATCAGACACACCCCAACTGAATTTATCAATTGCTTGAGTTTCGTATTCACCAGTCAAACGTAGATTATTATTTGACCCGTAAGCTTTGATGTGGTCTTCATGTCTTGATTCAAATGCATTGAATAATGCCATGAAATATTCTTCGTTACCATCAAGTCTCATCGTATCTGTTGAGAAGTTTGTGTGAAGACCTGACCCATTCCATTCTCCGTGTGTGATTGGTTTTGGGTGAAGTTCAATATGGTAACCATATTTTTCGGCAATCTTGAATAAGAAGTATCTTGTCATCCAAAGATCGTCACCCCCTTTTAATTTACCTTGAGAGAACACTTGGTATTCCCATTGACCTAAAGCAACCTCAGCATTTGTCCCTGTGATATCAATTCCATAATTTAAACACATATTCAAATGTTCTTCAACAAATGGACGACCAACAACATTATGGCCTACACCACAATAGTATTCACCTTGACCTTTAAGAATGTTTCTTTTGTGACCCAAAATGTTTCCATTAACTTCTTCACGAATAAAATATTCTTGTTCAAAACCAAACCAAAGGTCGTCAAAACCTTCACCGATCTCCGATCTTTTATTTGATTGGTGAGGTGTTCCATCTGGATTCAACACTTCACATAAAACATACACAGGATCATTACCATTCAAAAAATTAGGTGGGGCGTAATGTCTAACAGGTTTTAGTAAACGATCAGAGTTTCCTGTTTCTGCTTGATTTGTTGATGAACCATCAAAGTTCCACATAGGAAAATTTCCATCAAGAAACGCATTCTTAACAGATTCATAATCAACAATCTTAACTTTACTTCTTAGGTTAGGTTCAGGTTTATATCCGTCTAACCAAACATATTCCAATTTAATCTTCATTTCATTTTATTTATTATATTTATTATTTCTTCTTTGGTAAAACCTTCACTATACATCCTATAAACTTTGCGTGAAAAATCGTCGGTGCAGATAACCGCATCGGAGTTTAAATAGGTGAAAAGATTATTGAGATTACGTAAAATGTTTTCTTTCTTAAGTATTCTCTTGTTAAAACTCATCTTATTCTATTTCTTGGTTTTCTGTTTGAATTTTTGTTTGTGAGATAAGTCCGGCAATTCTACGTTTGAATAAGGGTAAAAGGGTTTCGTCTATTGGAAAAATTCCGTTTGATGACATCTGAAACACCGGACCCATTCGCTTGTCCTTACTTTCATACGTAGAAAATGTAGTAATAACTTTTGGGATCGTCAACTCACCTAAGTCATCAGAATAAATTAAATTTATATTCGTCATTCGTTGGGGGTTGGCTTTTGTTTCTTTTTTGATTAGATATTCCCAAACATGAGTTTTTTTGTTATCCGTTTCGGTATAAAAGAAATAACCTTTTGGGTGAAGAATGTTCTTCTTATTTCTTTTAAGTTTCATATCCAAAGAATCGAATACAATCGTCCATACTGATTTTGCAACGTTGAAGTATTCCATTATTCTTGGTGCTGAGAATGATAGGATATCTCTGAACTCCATCATTTCTTCTGTGGTCATTTCCGGTAATGGTTTAACCTTAAGGTCTTTGACCATAATTTCATCGTCAATATTGTTTAACTTTTTATCAGTATAAACAATCTTTTTGTCCCTCATAAGAGCTTGGACATTCATTAAATGTAATGATAATTCTATGAACCCTGGATATAATTCTAAACGATCCAGTTTGTCACCCATTTTTTGAAAATAAGAAAGTAATTTGTATTCTTTATATTCTCTATCAATAGGTTTTTCAAACATCCAATCGGTGTTCATTAAAAATTCTATTTTCTTTTTCTTCGCCATCGTATAATTGAAAAGTAGGGCAAAGGTGTTAACAAATAAAGTTTTAGTCCAATGGAATTATAAA